TAAGCATTAGGTTGGGGATTGCGCCACAACATTTATTAGAGCTAGACCAGACTATGCTTAAGGCATTACTGCAAGGCTTACACGATGAAGCAAAGGAGATAAGCGATGCCAGTAAGCGTAAAGGGCGCGGTTAGTCTCCGTAAGGCTCTACGCGCCTATACTCCTGAGTTGGCTAAACAGATGCCAAAAGAGATTGCAACAGCCTTAAAACCTGTTGTGAAGGTCGCTAAAGGGTATTTGCCAGATAACGGCTCAATCCTTTCAGGATGGCGTTCTCGTGAGAATTACACTGGCAGATTTCCACTTTATGATGCCAGCACTGCTAGACGAGGCATCTCATATAAGACCACTCCATCTAAGCCCAACAGTAGAGGCTTTAGATCATTAGCGCGTTTATTCAATAAATCCGCAGCTGGTGCTATCTATGAAACTATGGGTCGCAAGACTCCATCTAGTCGCTTTGTCCAGAATCAGAATAATAAATCTGCTGGAGAGTTTAAGGGTAAAGACAAAGAGCGCGGACGCGTCCTTTTCCGCGCCTATGAAGAAGATAGAGGCGCAGCTCGTGATGGCGTTCTAAGAGCTATTGAAAAGGCCAGCAACGACTTTAAGAAGGCAACAGCATGAGCATTATTATTGATGTCGCAGCAGAGTTCACTGGCAAGAAAGCATTTAAGCAGGCAGAGACTGCTACGGATAAACTCACTAAGTCTGCTAAAAGTTTAGGCAAGGCTCTTGGGGTTAGTTTAGGTACTGCTGCCATCCTTGGTTATGCAAAGGCTTCAGTTAAAGCAGCAGCTCAAGACCAAAAGGCACAACAGCAATTAGCCCTAGCTCTAAAGAATGTCGGTTTAGAACGCGATGCAGCTAGTAGCGAAGCCTATATCCAGAGACTTCAAAGCGAGTTCGGTATAGTTGATGATCTTCTTCGTCCTGCTTATCAGACTTTAGCAATCGCTACTCGTGATACTAACCAAAGCCAAAAGTTACTTAACATCGCTCTTGATATTAGCGCGGCTACTGGCAAAGATTTATCCTCTGTCACTGGAGCCTTAAGCAAGGCTTATCTTGGGAACAACACTGCACTTTCTAAATTGGGTGTAGGCATATCTAAAGCAGACCTTAAACTCAAATCTTTTGATGAAGTTACAAATCAGTTAGCACTTACATTCAAAGGCGCAGCTGCTCAATCCGCTGCAACTTTTGCTGGATCAATAGCCAAACTTGGTGTTGCTTCTGAGAATGTAAAAGAAATCATTGGAAAAGGCATTATTGATTCTTTGATGATTTTAGGCGAGAACACTTCAGTAAGTGAATTAGCCACAGATATGGAAACAGCAGCAACAAACGCAGCAGCATTTTTAGTAACACTCTCAAAGATAGCAAAGGCTTTAAGCGCACCACTTGTTGCAACTTCAGGTGCTCTTGCTACATTTATTGAGAAGACATCTCCTTTTGTAGATTTGATTATCACTGGAGATCCAACTGGGTTAATGGGTTTAAAAAAACCAGCACCATCAAAAAATCCAATTCAGTCCGGAAGTTATTTAAACAATTCCACATCTAAGACTCAATTAGCAGTCAATAAAGAAACCCTTAAGGTGTCTAAAGAAAACCTTAAGTTAGCCAAAGCCAAAGCAATCTTTGACCTTCAGAAGATTCAGATTGAAGCAGCTCTCAGGGGCAAGATTTCAGAAGAAGAAAGAATCCGCTTATTGCTTATGAAGGCTATTGCTGAAGAAAATATGGCTGACATTGAGAAGTACACAAAGATGCTTGACAAGGTTCAGGGCAAGGTAACTGATCTCCAAGATACTTTGGCCGAAGTGTACAAAATGGATGCAGGCAACCCTTTTATCTCGTGGGAGATTGGGTTAGACGGAGTGCAACGCGCTCTGATTACAATCAATGACCAATCTATTGAATTAACTAACACCCTTGCTCAAAACTCTTTGGCTATGGGATTACTTGGCGGAGCATCCTTTGCTCAGGCTTTATCAGGTGCTCGTTATGCAGCTCAGGCTGCTGCTCAAGCTGGAATCACTGGCACTCTTGGTAAATTGCCAGATGTTCCGACAACTACGACAACTGCTACTGGCAATACGACTGTTCAGGTAACTGTGCAGGGTACTGTCACTGCTCAGGCCGACCTAGAAAAGGCTATCCAAGACGCAATCAATAGCTCTAACGCTTCAGGTACTTCTAACATCTTAGCTCCTAAAACTTGGCGAGGCGAAGTCTAGTGGCGTTACCAGCAACTATTGGCGTAACTATTAACTTTAGTGATGGCCCAACTTACGGTTATCCATTTACTATTGGCTCATCTTTTTATGGCGTTCTTGGAGTTAATGAGCTTGCGGGTTCATCTAGTTCTACCCTTATTCAAGATTTTTCTTCTAAGACTACTCAAATTGCTATCCGTAGAGGTCGTGACTTATTTACCGACATTTACAATACAGGTCAGGCAACAGTAAAGATTCTTGATCCCGATGGAGACTTTAACCCTCAGAACACAGCATCTCCTCTGTATGGCTTTATTAAGCCTTTACGCAAGATTCAGATAACTGCCACATATTCAGGCACTACTTATTACCTCTTTAGCGGTTATACATCTGAATATAAATATACCTACCCGACTGGTCAAGAAATTGGCTATGTAACTGTTGCATCCTTTGATGCCTTTAAGATATTTAACTTAGCGCAAATTGGCACAGTAGCCGATTCAGGGGCAGGTCAAGATACTGGCACTAGAATCAATCGCATTCTGACTCAAATTGAATGGCCTAACTCGATGCGTACCATTGATACAGGTGACACTATTTGTCAGGCTGATCCTGCTACAGCTCGTACAGCCCTTCAAGCCATCCGCATTGCTGAGTTCAGCGAACTAGGAGCATTTTATATTGATGTTGCTGGCAATGCTGTATTTAAATCTCGCTCCAATACTATTGAATCCATAGACGATACTCCGACTGTATTTAATCAAACTGGTGGCATTCCTTACGCTAATCTTAAGTTTGCATTTGACGATAAACTTATTATCAACTCAGCCAATATCACGCGTATAGGTGGCACTACTCAGACCTATACCAATACTGCCAGCGTAGATACTTACTTTCTGCATTCTGTGGCATCTAGTAACCTACTTATGCAGACCGATGCGATTGCCATGGATTTAGCAACTGCCTATGTCAATTCCCGTAAAGACACCACAATCCGCATTGACTCAATGACCTTAGATTTGACCACTCCAAGTTATTCGGCAGGGGTCACTGCTGGTCTAAGTCTTGACTATTTTGATAATGTCACTATCTCTAATATCCAGCCAAATGGCGATACAATAACCAAGACCTTGCAGGTTCAGGGAGTCAGTCATGACATCACCCCGAACACTTGGTTTAGCACTTTCACCACTATGGAGCCAATTACCGATGGCTTCATCATTGGAAACTCAGAATACGGTATATTAGGCGTATCAGCCTTAGCATGGTAAAGGAGCAATAAATGGCAACAGGATTTCCAGCAGCAACGGGAGATGTCCTATCGGCAGCTATGTTTAACGGCTTGGTAGCCTTTACTCTAAATAGCCAGACTGGTACGACTTACACCCTTGCTTCAACAGATCAATATCAAGTCTTAGTTGTAGCATCTAATGCTTCCACAAAGACTGTAAGCATTCCGACAGATGCTACTTATGCATTCCCTAACGGCACTGCAATCTCATTTCTCAATACAGGAGCAGGTAACTTAACAATCAATGCTGTTACATCTGGCACTACAACTATTACCAGCGCAGGGGGTACTTCTGCTTCTCCTCAAGTAGCGCAATACAAAAGCGCAGTAGCAATTAAAACAGCAGCAAACGCATGGACAGTCATTGGCGGAGTATCTTAATGTTAAACGCAGCAGTAGCTTCTTTTAGTACCGCAATAGCAGAAGTGACGGATGGAATCCTCATTGTTGCAGGTGGCGGTGGTACTGGTAATTCAAATAACCGAGCTTCAGGCGGTGGTGGAGCAGGTGGTTTTAGACTTTTGCCATTATCAATGGTTAGAACTACTACATACACAATTACTGTAGGTGCAGGCGGAGCTGCTGTTAATTCAGATTCTACTCAAGGCAATAACGGATCTAACAGTTCAATAACTGGTGGTAGTTTGAGTGCTTACTCTGCTTCAGGCGGTGGTGGTTCAGGTTCTAACTCCGCAGGTGGAACTGGTGGTTCATCGCTAGGTAAAGACGGCGGTTCTGGCGGTGGCGGAGTATCTTCAAGATTAGGTGGCTCTGGTAACACTGGTGGTTATAGCACAGTTGAAGGTTTTAACGGCGGAGCTGGTAATGCAACAGGAGACACTTCAGGTGGTGGTGGTGGAGCAACCGCAGTCGGTGGCGGTGGTGTTGCGAATGGTAATGCTGGTGCAGGTGGAGCAGGTTCTGACTTAGCATCTGTATGGGGCATTGCAACTAGCACTGGTCAATTAAGTGGTGGGAAAAGATATTACGCAGGCGGTGGTGGTGGTGGCGGTATTTATGCTGGTGTTAATGGTGCTGCTGGTTTAGGTGGCGGTGGTTCAGCATCTGATGGAACAGCCAATACTGGTGGTGGAGCTGGTGCAAATCACACAACAGACGCAACTGGTAAATCAGGCGGTTCAGGTATTGTAATTATTAGATTCTCTGATTCTCAAGCTGCTGCGGCATCAACAACAGGAAGCCCAACTTTAGTTACAACAGGTGGATACCGTTATTACACTTGGACAGGAAGCGGGAGCATAACTTTCTAATGGCACACTTTGCAAAATTAAATGATGACAATATCGTTGTTGAAGTTATTGTTGTTCATAACAATGAATTGCTTGACAACGGAATTGAATCAGAAGCCAAAGGCGTAGCCTTTTGTCAATCACTATTTGGTGGCAATTGGATTCAAACTTCTTACAATGCAACTATACGAGGCAAGTACGCTGGTCTGGGTGATACCTATGACCCGACCCTAGATAGATTCATTGACCCTAATGAAGGCAAAATAATTGAAGCCGAAACTATCTAAAGCTGCTATTCAACTACGCGAGCAACTAGATGATTCCTTCCCAGATCGTGACAGGGCATCGGATGGTTGGGTCGGTGATACCCGACACGCTGCTCGTAAGTCTGATCATAATCCAGATGAGCAAGGCTGGGTTCGTGCCATTGACATTGACGCAGACCTATTCGGTGCAGGAGTCAAACCGCATATCATGCCAGACCTTGCAGATCAGCTTCGAATCAGTTGCAAGTCTAAGACAGAGAAGCGCATCTCGTACATTATTTTTAACGGCAGGATTGCGTCTCCCGTCCTTAACTGGAAATGGCGTAAATACACAGGGGCTAACAAACACACTCACCACATGCATGTCAGTTTTAAGAAAGAAGCTGACCTTCTGGGTGAGTTTTTTCAGATACCTATGCTAGGAGCAAACTAATGAATATGAAGAACCCTTATGTCCTTACTGCTGGAGCGTTTTTATCAGCTTGGGCTGCATCAAACTTTGCACTTGACTATCGTGCAATTCTTTGGGCTGTACTTGCAGGCGTATTCGGATATGCCACACCTAAAAAGTAATGACTGCTATGGACATGGCGGCTCTTGCTGTTGCTGCTACGACCGTTATTGGTTCGTTTATTGGCTCAGTCAAATGGTTAGTAAAACATTACCTAAGCGAACTAAAACCAAATAGCGGATCATCAATGCGCGATGAAATCTCTGAGCTTAGAGGGCGTGTTGATACAATACTTCGCATACTAGAGAGGTAACAATTATCTCATGGCAAGAAAAGCAACTAAGGCATTAGAGGAACAAGGCTACTCAAAGCTAGATGCTTATTGCATTGGCTTATATGAGTATTTCTGTAGTCTTAAGCGAGCAGGCTTCAAAGAAGATGTAGCCATGTTCATGATTACTGAACCTCAATCTTACCCTGCTTGGATATTGCCTGACCCTGTCGATCCAGAGAAGTTCGGCAATTACGAAGATGAGGACGATGACTAAAGCCCGCTATCTTGTTATATCGGATTTACAAATCCCATATCACCATGAGCAAGCTGTTAAGAATCTTATCAAGTTAGTAAAGCGGGAGAAGTTCGACCTTATCCTAAACACAGGCGATGAGCTTGATATGCAGAGCCAGTCTCGCTGGGCTCAAGGTACTAAGTTGGAGTGGGAAGGTACGCTAGATGCTGACAGAAGCCTTGCGCAGGATATTCTCTATGAACTCGGCACAACAGATGTCACTCGGAGCAATCACACAGACCGCCTATACCACACACTATTACGCGCACCTAGCCTCATCGGATTACCAGAACTGGAATACCCAAAGTTTATGGACTTCGCTGGACTCGGAATCCGCTTCCATAAAAGACCATTCGAGTTTCATAAGGGATGGGTCTTAGTCCATGGCGATGAAGGATCAATGAACTCTAATGCTGGACTCACAGCTCTTGGGCTAGCTAAGAAGTTCGGTAAGTCTGTGGTCTGTGGTCACACTCACAGGGCAGGCATTAGTGCCTTCACAGAGGGCATAGGAGCCTCATACAGGACTCTTTGGGGCTTAGAGGCAGGAAATGTCATGGACAAGAAGAAAGCCTCTTATTTGAAGGCTGGAAGCGCGAATTGGCAGATGAGCGTGGCAGTCATTGAAACGCATGGAGACCGCGTAAGTCCGATGCTAGTGCCTATCAATAAGGATGGCTCATTCACCTTATACGGGAAACTGTACGCCTAAATCGTTATCGTTTCGTTATCTAAATGTCCTTGATTAGTCTGGACTCTATGCAACACTAATCCTGTAGCCAATCAAGGGCATTGGCACAGATAGGTACAGAATGACAAACAATGAAAAGTTGTTGATTATCTGCCTCATTGGGGCAGGTATCAGCTTTATTGTAATGGCAATTACATCTTACAAAGAAGCCTATGATCGTGGCCATCGCGATGGATGGCATAAAGGCAGAGCTGTGAATCGCTCAGAGTTCTGGTCAGAATGAAACATGCAGAGATACTTAGTTCTGCCACTGATCTATATAAAGACAGAGGACTCGCTTACGGTCACCCAAGTGACAATATGGCACGAGCAGCACGACTTGTCAGTGCTTACCTTGAAATGCCAGTGGAAGATTACCAAGTTGCAGTTATCCTATCGCTGGTCAAAATCGCAAGGACAATCGAAGATGGAACAAGAGTCGATTCTTGGATTGATGGAGCAAGTTATCTAGCAATCGCTGGACAACTCAAGACAGAGGAGAATGCACTCTATGTTTAATTTAGCTGATTACGAGCCAGTAGAGGTGAGACTTGAAAAGTTTATTAAGGACTATCCAGATTTTCGTATTAGCACTGAGTTGGAAGTGGTGGAAGCAACTCGATATATTGTTAAGGCTTATCTCTTTAAGACTAGCCAAGATAGCATCGCATGGGCAACAGGGTACGCTGAAGAAACGGTTAGCTCTCGCGGGGTCAATCAAACTTCTGCACTGGAGAATTGCGAGACATCGGCTATTGGCAGAGCACTTGCAAATGCGGGTTATGCTCCTAAAGGAAAGCGCCCTAGCCGCGAAGAAATGAGCAAGGTTGCACCAAACCATCCTGCTCTAAAAGTAGTCAAGCAAGAAGTAAAGCCAGCGCCACAAGACATTAAAGAGGGTGACACTGATTACTGGACTACACCAATCGGATCATCTGTCAAGACCACACTTGCTCCAGTAACACTTGACGCAGCAATGGCAACAGTGACAGAGATTCTAGGTACAGCTGAGGCAATGGATGCACCTAGTTGCAATCATGGCCACATGGAATGGCGCACTGGTCATTCTGCTAAGACTGGCAAGGATTGGGCTGGATATTTCTGTACCACAAAAGGTCAAACTGGTGGAATGGATAAGTGTCCAACACATTGGTACAACCTTTTGAGCAGTGGAAAATGGGAACCACAGAAGGCGAGGGTATAATGGGGTATGCAGAGTTTCACACAGCTGACGGCTGGGTTAATGTGGAAGATGTGCCTATGATTGACACAGTTAATTGCCAACTATGCAATGAACCAACACTGGCTTCTGACATTACGATCACTGCAAGAATTGTTGAAGGTGTAGTAGTTGCAGGCACTTGGTCATGTAATAAGTGCAGGGCTGTCAATGGATAAGGAAACGCTTCTTATGATGCTAACTCTTGCTTTGTTTATTGGCGGAGTTGCAATGGGCTACATGGCTGGGATGAACCATTAGCCAACACAGAAAGCACCGAGGTTTCCGCACAGAGCGGGTGGTCGCACAGTACCTATCGACTGTATGGCCATTCGCTAGTGTGGGAAGGGGGAATGGTAAAGATATTCAGTC